CACAGGTAGTATCCCCAATAATTGGTCAGGTTCTGCTGGTGTTGGCTGAGATGTCACAAATTTAGTATTTTACTAAAGTTACTGACTATTTATTTGAGACACATATATTATTAGGAGATTAAAATGTCATTAACTATGTTAGAACAAGCTGTCATTGATGCACAAACTTTAAGAGAAGCTGCAATTAAAAATGCTGAACAGGAAGTTCTTGTAAAATATTCAAGCGAAATTAGAGAAGCTGTTGATTCCATTTTGGAACAAGAAGATGAATTGGCCGGGGGTATGGAAGATCTTTCTATGGATGCCGCAGAAGATGCCGAAATTGATCCTATTGTAAACAGCATACCATTAAAGGCGACTGAGGGCCAAAGTGGAATAGAATCGCCGTTAAAAGGCGAAGACATAGAATTAAATTTAGATGAATTACGGGCTTCTATTAATGCGGACCAAAATACGGACAATCTAGAAGACGAATTAATGTTTGAAACAACGAAATTAGACTTAGAGGAACTTTTATCTTCAGAAATGAATGAAGGCGAAGAAGAATTGAAAGAATCAGAAGGCGAAGAAGAATTGAAAGAATCAGAAGATGAAGAAGAAATTTCTATTAGTGAAGAATCTTTAAAAGATGCAATTGAAGAAATTTTAAAAGTTGATTATGAAAATGTTCCTCGCGGAGAATTAGGAACTACCCATCCAACTCGGGTAGAGCAAGCATACGCCTTAGAAGCTTCCTTAGCTCGCGCAGAAGATACCGAAGTCGAAGAAAATAATAAAGAGTCCGAAAAAGCAATCGAGAAATATAAAAAATTAGAAGAGCAAGTAAAATCTCTCAAGTCTGACAAAAATAGACTTGTGACAGAACATACTGAACTTAAGAGTGTTGCTCGGCAAGTCAGTGATAAACTCACTGAACTGAATTTAACCAATGCTAAATTGGTATATCAAAATCGTATACTGAAATCCTCCTCCTTGAATGAGCGACAAAAAGATAAACTTGTCGATGCGATTTCAAAAGCGAATTCAATTGATGAAGCAAAGGTTATTTTTGAAACTTTGCAAGATTCACTTTCATCTAGGGTGCATAATTCACCCAAGAACCTAAGTGAAGCTGTGAGTAAAAATAACCGGCTTATATTGAAATCAAACATAACAAAAGTGCAAGCGGACGATTCGACTGCGGTCAGAATGAAAAAGCTTGCAGGAATTATTTAAGGAGAAAAAATACTATGAGTATTATTGAAAAATTAACAGAGGGCATTATTAGTCGTAATGTCCAAAAGGAAGGTCAAGCTGTTCTCGATAAATGGGAAAAGACTGGCCTCTTAGAAGGTATTGAAGCTGATCATGGTCGTGGGACCATGGCGATGCTTCTTGAAAATCAAGCAAAAGAGCTTCTTCGTGAAGCTTCAACTATGCAAGCAGGCGATGTTGAGGGGTTTGCAGCTGTTGCATTCCCAATCGTCCGTCGTGTATTCGGAAATCTAATTGCTAATGATCTTGTTTCGGTTCAGCCAATGAGCTTGCCGTCAGGACTCATTTTCTTTCTAGATTTTACATATGGCAGTCAATCAAGACTTGATCAATTTGTAAAAAATAAGTCAATTTATGGCGGAAATGTTGTCGGCGCACAACTCACTGGTGGTATCGATCTAAGTTCGATCAGTGGTTCAGAGTCAGGATTTTATAATCTTAACAATGGTTATGCCTCTACAACTGGTTCTGTAAATGCTACAGTTTATTCTATAGCATCTGGTTGCTTCGGTGGCGTTGGGCTTGTTGGAGAAACTTATCCAAAGCAATCAAACGGTCTTTGCGCTGGTTTTAGCGTTAATGCGACCGCTAAGATGCAATATTGGTCTGGTTCGACACAATCACAGTTCGACCGCTTATGCGGTTATGATCCTGATTTTGTTTCTGGAACTACCCAAGTTGCCGTCTTTTTACTTTTGACTGCATCAAACACATTGAAGGTTAATAATTCCGTGTTTAATCGGGATGATTTAATCCAAATTAATGCGAATGCAGCTTCAGGCCAATTGGTTCGTCGTTTGTCAAACTATTCAGGATCTGATACATTTTGGGCTCCAAAAGACTCCCAAATTGCACCTCCTGGAAGTACAGCATATGCACGAGGCGATGGCAATCTGTATCTTGTTGTAGCTAGTGATAATGTTTCTGCTGAAACACTATCAACAGCATTCGGTGCAACCGCAGCTCAAACCGGACCCACCGATGGCTCTAATAGGGATATTAAATTTTCTATTCAGGATTCATTTGGTGCTTCCGATACGCTTGGAGCGGTTCAAGGTCAGCTCGACTGGGCTCTTGAAAAGAATCCTGGAATTTCCGAGATTGACATTAAGGTGAACAGTGTTTCAATTACTGCAAATACTAAGAAATTGAAAGCACGTTGGACGCCTGAACTTCAACAGGATATTAATGCTTACCACAATCTTGACGCTGAAGTCGAGCTTACAAGTATTCTATCTGAGACAATTGCTCTTGAAATTGATCAAGAAATTCTCGAAGATCTTGTTGTTGGTGCAAGTGCAGGAACTTATTACTGGTCCCGTAAACCGGGTAAATTTGTACAAAGAGATACGGGAAACAGTACGGTTGAATCAGCCAATCTGTATCCTGATTTCACTGGTACAGTCTCAGAATGGTATGAGACTTTACTTGAGACAGTAAATGATGTATCTGCACAGATTCATCGCAAGACACTTCGAGGTGGGGCAAACTTTATTGTTACAAGCCCAGAAGTTTCTAATATCCTTGAGTTCACAGCTGGGTTCCGTGCGGACACTACAGCTGATGAGACAAAGGGTACGGCTGGTGCTATGAAAGTCGGCCAAATTAGCAAGAAGTGGGATGTATATGTTGATGCATATTTCCCACGGAATGTTATTCTTGTTGGACGTAAGGGCAATAGCTTCTTAGAAAGTGGTTATGTATATGCACCTTATGTGCCGCTGCAAGTCACACCAACTATCTTTGGACCTGACGACTTCGTGCCTCGCAAGGGTGTCATGACTCGTTATGGTAAGAAGATGGTTCGACCTGACATGTACGGTCTTGTTGTCATTGAAGATCTGATGGGTTAACTTATAGTTAATTAAGGACATTCAAAATCTACCCCGTCTTTCTTATTGGGAGGCGGGGTTTTTTTTCATTTAAGATAATCTCCAACTATTTAACTTAGGAGAAATGACATGGCAGTACCTGTATTAACACCAAAACAACAAACGAGCATCATTAAACTTCCCCCTACTGGCTCGACGGATAATGTTCACAACAATTCATTACCATTTGGTATTTATTTATCTTCTCCCCAATTTATTTCGGGGGCTGCTGATCAGGTTGCTTTTACATATAAAATGCTTGGCGGTGATGTTTTAGATATTGAACTAAGTGAATCAAATGTTTATAGCTCTTATGAAACGGCTGTTTTAGAATATTCTTATATTGTTAACAATCATCAAGCTAAAAATGTTTTATCTAGTTTTTTGGGCGCAACAACCGGCACTTTTGATCAAGATGGTGATTTGCAAGAAGGCCCGCTCTCGTCTAGTCTGAGTGGAACTTATGCTTCATTAAAATATCCTAAATTTACCTTTGAGTATTCTAAACGTGTATCCCAAGGTCTAGCAGCAGCAGCAGCTTTGGGTGATGTCAGGGTGTATTCTGCCTCTATTGGTTTAGAGAATGATGTGCAAGATTACGATCTTCAACTAATTGTTCAAAATGCCTCCACGGATGGTTCAACAGTTGGGCAAGATTTTGCTGGTAAAGTTGCAAATAAAAGAATTGAAGTAAGAAGGGTATATTATAGATCGCCCGCTACTATGTGGAGATTTTATGGCTATTACGGAGGTTTAAATGTTGTTGGAAATCTCTATACTTATGGACAATATTCCGATGAATCTACTTTCGAAGTAGTTCCAGCTTGGCAAAATAAACTTCAATCAATGGCCTTTGAAACCAATCTATACACTAGGGCTTCTCATTATGCTTATGAGATAAGAAATAATAGGATTAGACTTTATCCACCACCATCAACGCCAGGAACAGGCGCACCCTCAACAGTTTGGTTTGAATTTTCTATTCCTGAAGATGCATGGGAAACTGACAAAACACAAAAAAATGGATCTGATGGAATAAACAATTATAATACTTTACCTTTTGCCAATATTCCTTATGATAATATAAATAGCATGGGCAAACAATGGATTAGAAAATATGCTTTAACAGTGGCCAAAGAAATGCTTTCACAAGTTCGTGGAAAATTTGGTTCGATTCCGATACCAGGCAACAGTATAACGTTAAACGCAACCGACCTTGCGAATCAAGCAACCGCCGAGCAAACACAACTTAAAGAAGAATTAAAAATATTGTTGGATGAATTAACATATGAGGCGATGGCGGAACGAGATGCAAAGATTTCCGAAGATGCTAATAGAATAAATGTTGTGATTCCAATGGGTGTATATATAGGATAAGGGGGGAATTTAAGTGTCAGATGACAATAAGTGGAAAAGACCCAATAATCCTCCTCCCCCTCTTTTTTTCAATAAAAAAGAAATAGATTTAGTTAAACAAGTTAATGATGAATTAATTGAGAGAGTAATAGGACAAACAATTTTATATTATCCTATTAGTAATACTCACACGGAATTTCACCCGCTTTATGGAGAAGCAATAGAAAAGAATTTTCTACCTCCTGTTCGTGTATATGTATTGATTGATTGGGGTGATACGACCACGACTGCAACGAATTATGGAATTGATAGGATTTATTCCCTCACTTGTCATTTTCATAAACGGCGCTTAACAGAAGATCAAGATTTATATGTTAGAGAGGGTGACTTTATTTTATATGGTGGCGATTATTATGAAATCATGACATTAACTGAGCCTACACAATTATTTGGACAGAATGACCATATATTAGAAATTTCAGCCAAGTGTGTTAAGGCTCGACAAGGTCTATTTGACGGAGCATAAACATGAGTGAAGAAGAAAAAATTAAAAAATTGCTTGCAGATCGTCGTAAAAAGGCAAAAACCCCAAGAAAATATAGTGATCCAGATATGCCCACGCCTAAAATTCAAGCATCTTCACCGGGTGTTGATTCTGACTTAAAGGTAATGGAACAAATCATCGGTTTCGAACCTTCAACATTTGAAACTATGGATTATGCAATGTTTAATTGGATCAATGATGAGATGAATGTTTTTGCAACTACTAATAAGGGCTGGAAAAAAACACCAGTTATATGGGTGTCTGGTGAAAGATCGTGGCAAATCAAAGATCATAAGGATTTACGTGATGAGAGTGGGGCTTTAATATTTCCCATAATAACCCTTGAGAGGCAAGGATTTTCTAAAGATTTGTCTAAGAAAGGGGTTTTTTACGGAAATGTTTTTCCCGTGAGGGATAAAAAAGGTGGTTCTATTACAATTGCTCGTGAAATAAATCAAGATAAAACAGCAAATTTTGCAAATGCAGATGCTCAACGAAGGTGGGTGGCACCTCCTGTTAATGCAGCTAATTTAATTCGAGGGCCTTTAACGAACAATAAAAAGGTAGTTTATGAGACTATAACCATCCCTATGCCATCATATGTCGATGTAACCTATTTAATTAGCATCAGGGCTGAATATCAGCAACAAATGAATGAAATTTTGCAACCATTTAGCACTTACACAGGTGGAGTCAACTATTTTACAATACAAGAAAAAGGCCACAATTATGAAGCTTTTCTACAGTCAGAGTTTACTTCTAAAAATGATGTAAATGATCTTAAGGACGAATCCAGAATTTATGAAACTGAAATAACAATAAAACTTTTAGGATATTTAGTGGGAGCAGGTAAAAATCAAGAACAACCACAGATTGTTAAGAGGCAAAATGCCGTAGAAGTAAAAATACCAAGAGAAAGAGTCATACTGGGAATTAAAAATCCATGGCGAGATGGAAAATATCGCTCGTAAAGTTTCATTTGGCTTTTCGTACAATATGATACTATTTATTAAAGACTTTAATCAAAGAGTTTTAACACTTTAGTAGGAGAACAGGAGAAGAACCCATGCCAGCAAATAAGTTTAGATTTATATCACCAGGTATTCAATTTCACGAAGTTGATGAATCTACAATCCCATCACAAATAGCTCCAGTCGGCCCTGTCGTCGTCGGACGTTCAATGAAAGGGCCAGGTCTTGTACCGACAAGAGTCCGAGATTATGATGAGTTTGTTAAAGTTTTCGGTGATCCATCCCCTGGTGTTGTTGCTGGTGATGTGTGGAGAAAAGGAAATGGTGGGTTAGCTCCCACTTATGGCGCTTATGCCGCCCGCGCATACTTGGAAAATAGTGATGGTCTAACTTTTATTCGTCTTTTAGGGAGAAAAAATAAATATTGTACCACCACAGCAGGCCCCGACGATGTGGGTAATGCCGGTTGGCAAATCGGATCAGGATTTAGTTCGAATGCTAGTGCCAAAGGCGGAGCATACGGATTATTTTTGGTAGCATCCGGTTCAAGCACAAGCCACTCCGGAACCGCTGATAATATTACGGGTACTCTGGCAGCTGTTTGGTACATGAATGATGTTGACGCAGGTTCATATCTTCGTTCATATGGTACATCTTTCGATCAAGATGGCGCGAGCGTTGCCGCGAGCGGCGCGAATGCTACCATGCTTCTTAACGCAGTATCTTCTTCTTATACAATTGAATACGTTAAAGGAGGCGCAGTACAAAAGCGTTATAATTTTGACTTTGATGAAAATGGTGGTAATTTTATTCGTAGAATGTTTAACACCAATCCTACAAAATTAGATAGCAGTTATTACGAAGATTCTGAGGATTTTTTCCTTGGAGAGACTTTTGAACGTGCTGTTCAAGAGAAAGGTCTTAAAACCCCAGGCGGTGCCAAGAAAGTATGGATGATTATGATGGGCCTACAACAGAGTGGGGGTAATACTTACAAGTGGAATAAAAATAAGACTGATGCTAGCCCTTCTACCACTAATTGGTTTATTTGTCAAGATCAAGGTGCTACCGGGAGTTATGATGCAACGAAGAATCAAAAACTTTTCCGCATTAAATCTAGAGAATTGGGAGAAGACACGCAAAAACAAATTAAAATTTCTATAGATGACGTTCGATATTCACCCGATCCTGATTATAGGTATGGTTCTTTTACGTTGCTTGTGCGAGACATGCAAGACACCGATAACTATCCACAAGTTATTGAGAGCTTTACTAATCTTAATTTAGATCCACTATCTCCAAATTATATTGCACGTCGTATTGGCAACTCATATGCTCGATGGGACGATGATGATAAGAGATATCGTTATTATGGAGAATATCCTAATCTTTCTCAATATATTCGTGCTGAAATGGCCGATGATGTAGCTAATGGTGCAATATCACCCGAACTCATACCGTTTGGTTTCTTTGGACCGCCGCGTCCAGTTTCATTTAAATTGGTTTCGGGCTCAAATGCTCCATGCACAGTTACTTCATCGCTTGGGGCAGCCAATTACGTTCAAAACACTAGCGCGTGGGTAGATAATACTCTTCCAGATATCACATTACCAACTGATACGGGCGCATTCTTTTCAGCCTCGGTGGATGTCGTCGCTGCTTTTGATTTCCCGCGTGGGTTCCTACGACCCAATTCGAGTGTCGGCAACATGGCGAATCGAAATGATGTATTTTGGGGCCTCGACACAACATATTCAGGCTCCAGCAATAAATTTGTAAATGCCACAATTGATGTTATTCGTGGTATGCCAAATGGCTATAGAAATGGAGCAGACGGACCTACCTTAAGCACGACTGCTAATGAGAGTGACTATCAATATGTCTTTAGCCTTGATGATGTAAGCTTATATGGCAGCACTGCTGCGACTATAGGAGATACTTCATCACTTACAGCTTATTATGTATCAGGTTCACGAAAAGCGTCATACTCTTTATCTTCTACAGGTTCCAATACTTATAAGAACACTTTAGATCTTGGATATAGAAGGTTTACGACATCGTTATTCGGAGGGTTTGATGGTCTTAATATCACAAAGGTAGAACCGTTTAATAATTATGATATTGACGGCAAGAACTCTCAAACCTCTTATGCATATAACTCAATTGAAAACGCAATTAATTCTGTTGCAGACCCTGAATCAGTTGATATGAATATTTTAACTGCCCCAGGTATCACAAACACTGGATTAACTAACCGGGTTATAGACATTTGTAAAGATCGCGGCGATGCGATTGGCATTATTGACATTGTGGGTGGTTTTAAACCTAAAGCAGACCGTGGTTCTGCCACAGCTAAAGATTATGATGCTTCTTCGCGAGGAAGTGTAAGCACTACTGTTACAAATATGAAATCGCGACAAATTAATAATAGTTATGGAGCTGCTTATTACCCTTATGTAAAGGTAAGGG